CCGCCCGCCCGCTCGGACGGGTCATCGCCGCCACCGCCACCAGCTCCGCGATGCTGGCCACCGCCCGCATCGCCCGGACCCGTGACGGCGACGAAGCGTTGATCCTCGCCGCACCACCAGACCAGGTGCTCGGCATGTTCTCCGTCGGGGTCGACCCGACCGACTGGAACTACGACCAGGACGGGACGATGCACGTCTACGCCGCCGACTGGCACGAACTGTCCCTACTCACGATGGGTGCGTTCTCCGACGCGCGCGTCGCCACCGTCACCGCCGCACAACCGGAGGAACCCATGGACCAGACCCGCACCCTCGCCGAGCTCGACCCCGACCCCGACGAGGTCGACCCCGACGCCCCCGTCGACGACGACGACGACGAGGAGACGACGACCCGCGCCGAGCTCGTCCCGGTCCGGGCCACCGCCGGTGGCCGCCGCGCCCCGGCGGTCCCGTTGCGCGCCGGCACCGGCAAGCGTTCCAACGGTCCGACGCTCGACCTGCGCGGGCTGGCGACGCTGATCGGTGCCGGCGTCGAAAAGGGTGTGTCCGCGGCACGGACCGCGTCACGCATCCAGGCCGCCCTGACGAACGTGTTGACGACCGACGTCCCCGGTGCCGTTCCCCCGTACCGGGCGGACCTCGTCCCGATCATCAACCAGGGCATGCCGTTGGTCGACGCGATCGCGTCGCGGCCGCTGCCCCCGTACGGGATGAAGGTCGAATATCCGATCTGGACGGCCGCCCCGTCCGCCTACGCCATCCAGGCGACCGAGAAAACTCAAATTGCCAGTGGCCCCGTGACGATGGGCGAGGGTTTCGCCGATATCAAAACGTGGGCCCAGGGCAACGACATCAGTTTTCAGACCGCGCAGCGGTCCAATCCGTCGTTCATCGAAATGTATCTCCAGGGCTGCGCCGCCGACGCGGCGAAGAAGTACGACACGTACGTCGGCACCGAGCTGCTCGCCGCGGCGAACGCTGCGACGATGCCGGCCGTCCCGACGTTCACCGCGAACGTCCAGGCCCTGTTCGCCGCGCTCGACCCGGCGACCACCCCCGCCGGCGCCCTGTTCCTCGCCTGCTCCCACGACGTCTACGTCCACCTGATCGGTGTCACCGGTGACGTCGGCCCCGCCTACTGGGACCTGTCGCTGAACATCTCGTCGATGTCACCCGAGACGTCGTCGGGGCTCGACACGTTCATCGACCCGTACCTGCCGGCCGGGACGATGCTGCTCGGATCGAAGACCGGCGCCGTGTCCTACGGTGGCCCGTCGACGTCGGCCGACGTGCGCGTCGTCGATGTCGGACTGCTCGGCTACGACATTGGCGTCTACTTCTACGCCGCCCTGGCGATCCCGTACCCGGACGCGTTCGCCAAGCTCACCGGGATCGTCCCGCCCGTCACCGGCGGCGCCGCGTCGACCTCGAGCAAGGCGAAGTAGGGCAGTGCCCGCGTGGACCGACGAAGCGCGCGTCCTGCGCGCCCTCGGCGACCAGTCCGGCGCGGCCGACGACGACTACCTCGCCGACTGCGTCGCCGCGGCGAACGACCTGGCATGGCGCAAACGCGACGAAGCCGGCTACGACGACCCGGCCGACCCGGACGCGGTCGCGCCGTCGAACGCGGTGGCGCTCGGCACGACGATGCTCGCCGTCGACCTGTACCGCGCCCGCGGGTCGGGTGACGTCGCGTCCGCGTTCGACGACCTGAACACGTTCACCCTCACGTCGGGCGCCTGGTCGCAGATCCGCCGGCTACTCGGCATCGGCCGCGCCCAGGTCGACCGGCCCGACGCGGTGGTCACCCCGCTGTTCACCCGCTACCGGTCCGCCGCCCGTCACCCGTCGCTACGCCCGTGAGCAACCTGGCCGACGAACGCGCGGTGATCGCCGGGAAACTCGCCGGCGCCGGCGTCGAACATGTCGTGCTCGACCCGCGTGCCGTCGCCCCGTTCGTCCTCGTTGGCGCCCCGGAGGTCCTCGGCGGGGTCGGTGTCGGCGGCTGGTCGGTCGACTACCCGGTCCATGTCGTCGCCCCGCCACCCGGGTCGGCCGACGCGCTCGTCTGGCTCCTCGACCAAACCGAGCTCGTCTTACGCACGCTCGGCGCGACCGGTGCCACCCCGACCCGCTACGGCGAACGCGAAGCGCCCGCGTACGAGCTCACCTACCGGCGCGACATCGACAACCCCGACTGCTAGGAGCACCCATGGCCCGCAACGTCATCGTCCTGAACAACCCGATCGTCACGTTCGCCGACACCGAAGCCGGGCTCACCACCGGCGACCCGTTCCAATGTCAACTGACGAGTGCCGTGCTCACGCCGACCCCCGTCTACCAAACAATCCCCGCCACTGGCTGCGCGGGGGCGAGTCAGAGCCCCGGTCTGACCGGCTGGGGGTTCGTCGTGTCCTGGCTCCAGGACTGGGGTTCGGACCCGTCGATGTCGCAGTACGCGTTCGACAACGACACCCTGCCGAAGTGGTACAGCTTCACCCTCGACTCGATCGGGCTGCCCGACACCGTCGCCACCGGCGAGCTGTACGTGTCCGCCGGCGCCTACGGTGGCACGTTCGGCGACGGGTCCGCCGCGACCGCGACCGCGACCTGGCCGTGCCTGGCGAAACCGGCCATCACCGCGGTGACGTTGCCGCTCGCCGACGCCGAGCTCGCCGACGCGGTGGCGTGACCGCCGGGTCGGTCGTCCTGCGCGACCTGGCCGGCGACCTGCGCGACATCCCGTTCAAAGCAATGCTGCCGACCGTCAAAGCAATCAAGGCGGTCGCCGCCGGCGAAGGCATCACCATGTCGTTGAACGGCAAACGTCCGGCGAAGCTGCGCGCCGTCGACCGTCGTATGCCTGGCAAGGGCGACGACGTCGTCGTGTGGCGCATTCAGGGTGTCCCGGTCGGCCCGTGGGTGTGGCAGACCACCGGCACCGCGGCGCACGACACCCGCCGCCGCAAACGCGGTCCGAAACGCAAACTGCTCGTCCACCACCCCGGCGGTAGCGGCCATGGCCGGTGGGCCCGGGTCGCCGCCCGGGCCGAACCGATCGTCAAAGCAGTGTTCACCGACGCCGTCCGGGACGTGATCGGCTGATGGCCGGCAACGAGGTCCGTTTCGACATCGTCGCCACCGACAAGGCGTCGAAACAGCTCGACGACGTCGCCGACAAGGCCGAACACGTCGAAAAGCTCGACCCGACCGTCGACGTCAAAGCTGACACCCGTGCCGCCGATCACAGCATTGACGGGTTCGCCGACCAGCTCGACCGGCTGACCGACGCCGACAAGGTCGTGGTCCTCGCGTTGCGTGCCGGCGCCGCGCAGACGGAACTGCGTGACCTGGCGACGGACCTGGCGACGATCGACGCCGCCGACCCGGACGTCGACGTCAAGTTCGCCCGGTACGCCGAAGTGTCCGGCCAGCTCGAGGACCTCGAAGGCAAGATCAAACAGATCGGTGACACCGACGTCGACATCGGTGGCGCCGGTGGCGCGAACCTCGACCAGGCACGCACGAAGCTGCAAGGACTCTCCGAGGACGCCGGACAGGCACAGGGTGCGGTGCATTCGATGGCCGGCAACGCGATCGGTGATTTCGCCGCGACCGCGACCGGGATCGGTCCGCTCGGCGAAGGGCTCGGACAGCTCACCGAACTCGCCGCCGGTGGCGAAGCAGGGTTGAAGCAGTTGGCCGTGGCCGGGCTCGGGCTCGGTGCCGTCTCCGCCGGGATCCTCGTGCTCAACACGATCATGGGGCATTTCGCCGACGCCGCGAAACACGCCGCCGAAATCAAGGCGTTCAACACGAAACAGATCGAGAACTACACCGACGCCGTGCTCGCCGCGAAGGACGCGCTCGACGAGCTCGCCGGCAAAGAACTCAAGGACCCGGTACCGGCCGGGGTCAACCAGAACATGAAGGACCTGTCGGCGAACACGATCGAGCTGGTCGACCAGTGGGAGAAGGCTGGCAAGATCGAAGGGTTCGACCCGCAAAAAGACAAGATCGTTGACCTGTCCACGTCGCTGGTCCACGCCAAGATCACCGCCGAGGACTACGCCACCGCGGTGGCCGGCACGTCAATGAACCTGTTGGAGTTCGAAGCGAAGGTGCGCGCCGCCGGTCTGTCGACGGACACGACGAACGATCTGATCCGCGTCGCCGCCGAGGAAAACAAGAAGTACGACGAAGCGGTCCGCGACGCCACCGACCGTACGTTCTTGTTCACCCGCAAGGTCGACGACAACGCCGCCGCCGTCGACCACGCCGCCGACACCCAGCGCGACATGGAGGCTGCTGCCCGGCACACCACCGACGCGCTCGACGCCCAGTCACGCAAGCTTGACACCCTGCGGTCGAACGTCGACAACGACCAGGCATGGATCGACCTACAGGCAACGTTCGACGATGTCCGGGACTCGGCGAAGGACGCGTGGGACGCAGCGTCGACCGGCGCCGAGGACGCATCCGACAAGGTCCGGGCACACGAAACCGCGACGAACAACGCCAAAAAGGCGGTGATCGACTACGGCACCGAGGTTCTCAAACTGCCTGTCGACCAGGTCACGTCGATCGTCGCCAACGTCGACGACTCACAACTCGACGACCTAGAGCGACGGCTGCAACGGATCAAGGACAACGCGAACATCACTGCGTCGATCATCCTGCGCGGCGG